TTAGAAGAAGGGAAAAGGTTAATCTTAGATATTAAAACACTAAAGCCCTACATTAACGTGTAGGGCTTTTTTAGTATCTTTAAAGCATGAAGCAAAGCCCACAAATAGCACTCTATTGTTTATGGCTAAAATCTAAATCAGTTGACTACGTTTTGGAGTCAACCTTTCACCCGAAACGTAAATGGCGTGCAGACATAGCAATACCCAGCTTAAACGTGCTAGTTGAATTTGAGGGTATAATGGCAACCAAATCAAGACATACCACAATAACAGGCTTTAGTAACGATTGCGAAAAATACAACGCAGCGCAATTACTAGGCTGGAAGGTGCTACGCTACACGGTACTGAACAAAAGCCAATTTTTTACGGATATTGAAAGCCTATTATGAGAGAGTTCCGACCAGTACCCAAGCCCGAACCAAAAGCCAAAGCAAAACCCAAACCGATTAAACAGCGTTCAGCTAAACGGGCAAAAGACGACAGGGTGTATTTAAAACTACGTAGCGAGTACCTAACTAATAACCCCTTATGCGAAGCTAGGTTAATGAAATGCACGGGGGTAAGCACCGAAATTCACCACACGCATTCTGGCACTGACAGAAACAAGTATTATCTAATCACTCCGACTTGGTTGGCGGTTTGTAGGAACTGCCATAACGAGATACACGACAACCCGAAACAGGCTAAAACATTAGGGTATTTGAAGTAGTTGAAAATAATTTTAAAAAAGTTTTAGAAAATAGTACTTTGTATTGTTTTTTGGTTTATCTTTGTCAAATAGTTATTCAGTTACCACTAAACAAACCAAAAATGAACATTCACAAAGTAACCGTAGACAGTGCAACTTTTGAAGTTAGCAATGTAATTGCCCGTAAGACCAATAGCTACGGACACTACACTATCCATGCTGATATAGACGGAAAATCATTTACTAGCCGTATGGATGCCAGCTATTTGTACGATGATATGTACCGTGAGGTTAATAGCGACGAAGATGCCGAGAACCAAGCCGATGCGGAAATAGCGGTAGCCAGCATTATTATCCGTGCTAATCAATTAGTTTAACCAATAAACAAAACCAAAAATGAAAACAGCAACCGCACAAGAATTACGACAAATGTTACGTGACAACGATAACTTATTTGGGTCATATAACCATCTTCAAATGAGCAATGAAAGCCTAAGAGTTGAATTGCTTACTATGCCCGATTGTACGCTACACTACGTAATCACTGGCGATTGTCTAATGATTTTCTCAAAACCAAGCCAGCAATGAAAAGACTGTTAAAAATAATACTAGCCATAGTTATACTGTGGTTGGTTATTGATGCCGCTAACTCTATAAACCAAGTGATACAATGAATGACTACTTAGACTTTTTAGAAACTAAAGCCAAAACCATTATACAAAGTGGGTTTGAGCCAAAAGAATTAAACCCGTTACTTTTTCCTTTTCAAGACTTTATAGTGCGTAGGGCTTTAAAGGCTGGTAAATATGCAATTTTTGCTGATTGCGGTTTGGGCAAAAGTTTTATGCAACTTGAATGGGCGCACCAAGTAAACCTGCACACTGGTAAAAAGGTATGCTTACTAGCCCCGTTAGCGGTTGTAAAGCAAACCCGTAAACAAGCTGCACAATTTAATATACCGCTTGAATTTATCGACACCGATAACTACGAGCAACTATCAAACATTGACACGTCAGAATATGCTGGAGTAGTACTCGACGAAAGTTCGATACTTAAAAACTTTGAAGGTGCAACCAAGCAGCTAATACTTGATAAGTTTGCATTGACCCCTTACAAGTTAGCTTGCACCGCAACACCAAGCCCTAACGACCCAATGGAAATAGGCAACCATAGCGAATTTTTAGACGTTATGGGGCGCAATGAAATGCTAGCAATGTACTTTGTGCATGATGGTGGCGAAACAGCTAAATGGCGTTTAAAAGGTCATGCAGTTGAAACCTTTTACAAGTGGGTAGGAACGTGGGCGGTAATGCTATCCAAACCTTCCGATATTGGTTTTGAAATGGAAGGGTACGAATTACCAGCCCTTAACTTTATTGAGCACACCATAACCACCCCGAAACGAGATAACGGGCAACTGTTTAACGATGTGGCGATAAGTGCCACTAACTTTAATGGTGAACTTCGTATAACATTATTACCCCGTATGGAGTTGGCAGCGGATCTGGTCAACAACTCAAAAGATAATTTTATTGTTTGGGTAAAGCAAAATGCAGAAGGCGACCATATCCGTAAATTGATACCCGAAGCCGTGGAGGTTAGCGGTTCAGACAGCCCCGAATATAAAGCTGAAAAGCTATTAGGGTTTGGAGAAAATGAATTTAGGGTACTAATAACCAAAACCAAGATTGCCAGCTTTGGCATGAATTACCAAAATTGCCACAATCAAATATTTGCATCTTTAGATTTTAGTTTTGAAGCATTATACCAAGCTATCCGCAGGTCGTATAGGTTCGGGCAAAAGAACGAAGTAAATATTTTTATTATCACAACCGATACAATGACAAACGTATTGGAAGTGATAAAGCAAAAAGAAACGGCATTTAAAAAGATGCAATACGAGTTATCTAAAACCATTAACCAAAACCTAAACATGGAACGCACAATAGAATTAATTGATGGAGAGCAAGAAGTAAAAACAGACCTATACCATATACACCGTGGGGACTGCGTACAAGGGTTATCTAAAGTTGAAAGTGAAAGCATTGGGTTTTCGGTATTTAGCCCACCATTTGCAGACCTTTATACGTATTCAAACCACATTGAAGATATGGGGAACAGTACCGATTATAACCAATTTTTGGTACAGTTTGGTTTTTTGGTAAAAGAACTGCACAGGGTAGTAATGAGCGGCAGGAATGTGGGCGTTCATTGTATGGATTTACCAATACAAAAAGGCAAAGAAGGATTTATCGGACTTCGTGACTTTAGTGGATTGATTATTAAGGCTTTTACCGATGCAGGGTTTATTTACCATAGCAGGGTAACAATTTGGAAAGACCCCGTAGTTGAAATGCAGCGTACTAAAGCATTGGGGTTGCTTCATAAGCAAGTAAAAAAGGACAGCACCATGAGCCGTGTTGGTATTCCCGATTATGTTTTGATATTCCGCAAGGATGGGGAACGTGAAAACCCTGTAAAATGTACCATTGATGTTGACACGTGGCAAAAATACGCTTCGCCTGTTTGGATGGATATTAAGTACGGCAACACTTTACAGTACATGAGTGCACGTGACGAAAAAGACGAAAAGCATATTTGCCCTTTGCAGCTTGACACAATTGAAAGGTTAATACACCTCTACACTAACCCTAATGACACCGTATTAACCCCATTTATGGGTATTGGCAGCGAAGTATATCAAGCCGTTAAAATGGGGCGTAAGGGCGTAGGGTTTGAACTAAAGCAATCATACTTTGATGTAGCCGTAAAGAATTGCAGCGCAGCAGCACAATCACTTAACCAACTAACTTTAATGTAATGACACCCGAACAAAAAGCAGAATACAACGCAAAGCGATGCAAAGACATCAGCGAGCACTTAGCACGGCAGCGAGCCAATTTAAAAGCCCTTAGAGATAAGAACGCTAACACTGGCAGGGTAATACCCAAAGACCACCCGTTAAGCCCGCAAATTAGCGATAAAACGGTATTGCCAAAGGTTAAGCCGTTATACGGTACACCCGATTACAAACCTCAAAGAAAAATCAATCATGGCTAGGCAATTAGGACAACGAGAGATACCCGATGGCGAAACGTGCAAATGCAATAAATGTAAGTTGACTTTTGATAAAACGCCTGTTAACTTTCATTTCCGCAAAGATGGAAGGATAACTCAATACATTTGCAAAGGATGTTATTACCTAGCTACTAAGTCAAGGCTTTACGAATGCAGGGCAAAAGCTAAAGAACCCAAACCCGAAAGGAAACAGGATTTATTAGCGGTTGTAAAGGCTCGCACGTTTCCGAAAGGACACCCGATGAACCCGACTAAAGAACAACGGCAGGAATTAATGGATAAAATAGACAGCAGGAGGGTGTATAAGAATGAAAGCCGCAACGATTAGAACGTATCGGATAAAGCAATACCCCGAAATTATCAAGTGCTCACAATGTGGCGAAGATAAAAGACGTGCTCAATACTATTTTAAAGCCAACGGGGTAATAAGGTCGCACAAGTGTATTGTATGCCATAACACGCCCGTAGTGGAGTTGAGGATTAGACCGCAGATAGTGTTACCACGTTTTGACAATAAACACAGCGCAATAAATGAGATTGAAAATCTAAACCATAACCCGAAATTTTTTAGCTGGCTATGTGCTGGCACTAACCAAAACTTTGTAAAATGAACTTTCAAGAATACCATGAACAAAACCCAACCGTGTACCCTCGCTTTTTAAAAATAGCGATAGAAATGCATTCTAAAGGCTTTAAAAGATATTCGGCTAAGGCAATCCTTGAAGTAGTAAGATATTTCACCAGCGTTGCTGAAAATGGCGGTAAATTCAAAATTAATAACAATGTTACCCCGATGTTTGCAAGGCAAGCGGTAAAAGACCGCCCCGAACTTAACGGGTTCTTTGAGTTGCGCAGAAGTAAATTCGATAACCGTATAAACGATTAGTTATGAAACCAATACCTTTATTATTTGCATTATTGGCATTGATAAGTTTTTCCGTTGCTATTGGAATAGCAATAGAGCGTGAATTAAACCCATGCACTTGCCCAGGAAAACTACCAACACAAGTAACGGATATGTTCACTATCAAAGGGGACACTATCTATTTAAAACAAGATGCGGACTTTGTTATTTCCACCCGTGGAATTGACATTGACACCGCTGGCATTATTCACCGCAAAAACAAGTAGCATGAAGTATTTAATTGCGCTGACAATAGTTGGCTTGAGTGCCATTGGCTTGCTGTTTGGTAATAACATAGCAAAGCAACAAATTCACCGTCAAAAACTTGCACAAGTGAAAAGTAAAGTGTAATTTAGCGGTACGATAATAAACTAAGGTTGCTGAATGCGAAAAGCAGAACCGTAGTATCACAAACTAACTTATAGCCCTTTTGTTGCCGTAGCCTGTTCGCATCAGGTGAAAGCGCAAAAGGGCTTTTTAGTTTTATCACTTACTAATTATTAATTATGAGTTACACACGAATGCCGTTCGGCAAATACAAGGGTATTGATATACCCGAACTTCCATCTAATTACCTACTATACGCATTAGAAACCTTTGATTTGCCAGAGGAGTTGACAATGGTATTAACCACAACATTATATGATAGGCTAATTTCAATGCCTAATTGTGGTATGTATTTTGAAAATATTGTTTTAAAAGTTGGAATTGAGGAGCACAAAATAAAAGCAACGTATAAGGCTTTAACTTTAAAATACCACCCAGATAAAGGCGGTAGCCACGAAGCTATGCAAGCTATTAACGAATTTCGTGACCTATTAAACAATCAATAATGAACGGTTACGAACTTAGTAGGGTATGGTTTGCCTATACGTATAACCACCCCGACAAATTTAGCCCGATAGATACTGCCTTATATTTTTGGATAATAGAGGTATTTAATAGGGCTAGGTGGTCAGAAAAAATATACTTGCCATCTGGTCAAGCTATGCAGCATATAGGGTGTAAATCTTATAAGGCTTACATCAATAGTTTCAATAAACTTGAAGCGGAAGGATTTATAAAAGTAGTTGAACGTAGTAAAAACCAATATACGGCTAATATAATTGCTTTGGTTTCTAATGCTAAAGCACTGACCGAAGCAAGTACTAAAGCAACTACTAATGCAAGTACTGAAGCAAGTACCGAAGCACTGACCGAAGCAAGTACAGTATATAAGAACATAGAACATACAACAAAGAACATAGAACCTTTTGCATCTGAAGTTCAATTTCCCGACAACTTTACAGACGATCATAAACAACTTTGGTTTCAATATGAGCAAGTACGGGAAAGTATACCTAAGCCACCTTATTCACCAGCAGCAAGGCAATTAGCTATTACAGAATTTGTACGTAGTGCGAGTGCTGACCCGAAAAAATATACGCAAGGGTTAAAAGCAAGTATAACGGGTGCATGGGTAACGCCTAAATGGTTTGCACCTAAAATAGATAAGTACACCCCCGAACCACAACAAAAATCAAGTTACGACCGCAAATTTAAAGGCTATGAATAACCTATACGAAAAACAAGTACTTGGCGCAATTGTGCAAAGCGATGAAAGCCTACCCGACCTAATGGCAATGGTGCATGAAGATATGTTCAGCACAAGCGAATACAAAGACATTTTCAGAAGTGCAAAGTACCTATACGACAGTGGAAGACAAGTAAACATTATTAGCATACTGACACACAACAAAAAGCACGACATAATGAAGCTAACCGATGTTAGCGGTGCAATAGCTTCAACAGCTCACGTAATGGATTGTGCTAAAATACTTGTGCAGGAATTTATAAGGCATGAAATTGTTTCGCTTGCTGCAAAGATTAGCAACATGGCACTAGCACAAGACGACGTATTCGACATTTTAAACTACACAGGCACGACCGCTGGCAACTTAGAGCAAACCATAAGCCCGTCAACTATTGAGCACGTTAGCACCATTGTAAAAGAACAAGCAATCAAACGTGAAAAGGTAGTGGACATGGCAGGCATACCTACGGGTTTTAAAGAACTTGATAAACTTTTAGGGGGGTTTGTTGACGAATGGCTTATAATCGTAGCAGCGAGGCCAGGCATGGGCAAGTGTCTAGGCAAAGGCACTAAGGTTATAATGTTTGATGGCTCAGTTAAAAACGTAGAAGATGTTGTTGTTGGCGATAAGCTAATGGGCGATGACTCAACACCTAGAAACGTACTATCTTTAGCAAGGGGGCGTGAAGATATGTATTGGATTAGGCAAAATAAAGGTATTGATTACCGTGTAAATAAAAGCCATATTTTGTCTTTGAAAAAAAGCAGGTCAGAGGGCGACCGTGGTAAAGGTGAAGTGCTTAATATTTCGGTATCTGATTATTTAGATAAGACTAATAAATTCAAATCAAATTACAAAGGTTATAAGGTAGCCGTAGAATTTGAAGCGAAAGCGGTTAATCTTGACCCGTATTATTTAGGCTTATGGCTTGGTGATGGAACGACAGTAAACCAAAATATAACTAACAGCGATAGTGAGATAATAGAATTTTTAAGCGGATATGCATCTAAACAAGGGGGCAGATTATCAACTAAGGTTCATGCAGGTAAAGCCCCCACGCATACCCTTTTAGATTGCAAAATGCAACAACAGTTAAGGGCATTAGGTGTTTTGGGTTTTAAACACATACCTAATGACTACTTAATAAATTCAACTGAAAACAGATTAAGGTTATTGGCAGGGCTACTTGATACAGATGGGTACTATGATAAAGCAGCTAACGTATTTGAGATAACACAAACCAAAGAACATTTAGCAAAGCAAATTAAATATTTATGCGATTCGCTTGGATTTAGGACTAACTATAAAAGCAAGATTGCAACTATTAAATCAACAGGCTTTAAAGGCGAGGTATTTAGATTGCAAATATCTGGTGACTTGCATTTAATACCTACATTAGTTGAGCGCAAAAAGGCTAGGATTGGCAGTAAGCAAAAAGACAATAAGGTTACGGGGATTAAAGTTGAATACGACAAAGTAGATGATTATTATGGGTTTGAAATTGATGGCAATAGGTTATTTCTTTTAGAAGATATGACGGTAACGCATAACACTAGCCTAATGCTATCCTTTGCCTACTACATTGCTAAGGCTGGCTATGCAGTGGATATTTATTCAATGGAAATGAGTAAAGGACAGTTGACCGATAATTTAATTAGTATGCATTGTGGCGTACCGTTGTGGAAGATACAGCGCAACAAATTGGAGCACTACGAATTAGAGCAAGTAAAGCAAGCGGAAGCGTTTATATCAAGCCTACCAATACACATTGACGACCAGCCCCGTATAAAGGGCAGACAGATACGAAGCAGGATAGTGATGGGTAAAAAGAAACGAGATACGAAAATAGTAATGGTTGATTATATTCAGATAATGGGTGAGGAAGGCAAAGGCAACCGAGAGCAGGAAATTAGCAATATAAGCGGAAACCTAAAAGCCGCTGCAAAGGAAGCTAAGATACCTATTATCGCATTGGCACAACTAAGTAGGGAGGTAGAGAAACGAGCCGACAGGCGACCGCAATTAAGCGATTTACGGGAATCGGGCGCAATAGAGCAAGATGCGGATATTATTATGTTTCCTTTTCGGGCTTGGTACTACCATACAACTGGTGTTGATGGTTTTGAGTATAACGATAAGAACGAAAGCACCGAAAATTTAGGCGAGTTGTTAATTGCCAAAAACAGGCATGGTATGGTAGGTGATATTGAGGTAGGTTGGGAAGGTAGTAAAAAGCTATTTTACGACAAAGAACAGGATTTTGAGCCAAAACCTTTATCTAAAATGCAGCGACCAAGTGAAGATGATTTTGACGTATTTTAAAACTATAAAGATGAAAACGCAATTAGAATTAATGCTTGAGGAATTGATTAATAAGACATCAGAAGAAACGATGGAAGATTTGATGGCAGCTATTTATGAATTGGTTACCACCCGACAAACAAAACCACTTAATGTGCTGGTTAAAAAATTAAAAAACTACCAACTAACAGAGGTTATTATAGCCGATAAAAAGGCTTATAAAACCTTAATGCAAATGTTGGAACTACAAGGCAAAACATGGAATGATGGGTTACCAATGGATAGTATAGACCCGTATGAGGGTATTGAGTTAGGTGATTATTTAGTGCTGTGTATTTACAAAAATGGCGTTGGATATTACGGAGCAAAACAAAAAACCGACCAACTGACAATAGGGGAATATGCAAAACTTTAAAGCAAGGAAAAGAATATTGGAAAAGTGTAATAAAAACCAAAAATAGTTTAAAATAAGTTTTGTAAATTCAAAAGAATAAATTAATTTTGTCAGACACTAAAACCAAAACCAATGTATCAAGTAGGACAGGCGGTAATAATCCGATGGAATAAAAACACCGAATATATTGGCACTTTTGAAATCCAAAAAGGAAACACTATACATACTGGCGGATTGTTTAACGCCACCGATAGCGGATTTTGTAATACTGAATCGGTACGCCCCGCAACCGAGGCCGAAATACTGGCAGAGGCCGCTAAACACGGGTGGGATGAAACTATTTACAAATCTTACGAATCGCCTTTTGATTACTTTGTTTTAGTAAAACTAGATAAATGGGAATGGCAAAATAGAACTACCCCATCACAAGTAAATCTTAAAAGGTACTGCGAGGAAGGGCTAGTAGCCCACAGATTGATTCAAGCCTTAAACTTAGCGAAATGAGCCAAACAACATTGTACCGTTATGAGAGGTGCTATACAAGCGACGGTAACGGCAATACGATAAGTAAGACCGTTGAATTGGTGCAGCATAAAGTTCTAGAGGAAACCCCAAATGGGTACTGGATATTTTTTTATGGGCGAAAACGTTTCCGTAAATGGGTATCTAAATCGGGGAAATCACGATATGCATATCCCGACAAAGACCAAGCATGGGTAAACTTCCAAAAAAGGTCTGAAAAGGCTTTAATGATAACAAAACAACAATTTGAAAACGCTAATTTTTTCGCAAAGTGTCAGCAACCCATTTAGAACTACTACAAACCCTCCCCAGCCCTTACAGGGAGCAAGCTATTGAGAACACTAAAAACTATAAAGGCAAAGAATGGTTTTCTGAGAGCTACCACAATAACCTTGTTGGTATTTTACAAGAAGGCTTTTTGTGGTATCAAACACCTGAGGGCCAAGGCTGGGATTATTGGTTAAAAATTTACAAACGTGCAAAAGCTGGCGAGTTTGACGACCCAAGCGTTACCCTTACTAGAGAGGATTGGGAATACATACACCATCTATTATTTACCGCTGGTGATTTTGAAAAAGCAAAAAGCATTATTAAAGCAATACAATCACAACTAAACCTTACAAAATGAGCAACCTAGAGCAAGCATTAAAAGCAGCGGCAAAAAGGCTAGATGCAGCCATTAAACGTGAACTGGAACTGCATGAGCAAAGGAAGCCACAAGGCAACCCAGAAGATGATAAATTCAAGGCTGACTATGAAGCGGCTCAAAAAGCAAAACGATTTGAAGCTTGCGTAAACGCCTGTGCTGATTTTTCAGACCCCAAAATAGACATAGGGCTTTTAAAACTCGACAACGAGCAAAAGGCTAAATTGTTGGCATCTTGCGAAACGGCACTTGCTGAACGTGACACCGAGATAGCCCAGCTAAAGGCTAGGGTAAAAGAACTGGAAACGCAAAGGAATATGTTTATGTATGCCCTTAGTTCAAACGTAGACGACAATGAAGATGATGGGGAACTTGATAAGGCTGAAATTTATAGACATATTCATAACGAGGCGAGAAAGCATTTCAACCCATCAAAACCACAACAATGAGCACCCTACCACTTAAATGGGCAGTAGAGATTACTAGCCAACAAGATGCCGAAAGGCTGCAAGCTTTGTTCCCAACATACGATTGCAAGTCAAATGAAAATGATTATTTGCTAAGAAGAAAAAGCTATCGTAAAGCTGAAAGGCTGACCTACTGCATAAATAGCGTAAGGGAAATGTTTGACTTTGATAGGCGAAAGTATTTTAAAGAAAAAGGCTACACAATATACACCATAACCGAACTGGAAACGCTACTAAATAAGTAGATAAATAGTTGATAATTAGAGTATTAATTACTAATTTTACGTAAAGACTAAGCAAATGAGCACATTAACATTAACAATAGGCATACTAGCCCCTGTAATTACTCTTTTAATCGGTAGGTATTTTCGAGCCGTAAAAGTAAAAGAACTTGATAACGTATCTCGAGCCCGTGATTATTGGCGTATGCAATCTAATCACTACTGCAATCTAAATGAGATTAAGCTTGAGTATATTGCGGCTTTAGAATCGCAAAACGAAACGGTACTGAATGATTTAAAAGGTTGCAGTGGATTATTAGCCGAAGCGCATACCTTTATGCAAACCCCACCAAAATTCAAGTTAGTAGCCAACAAAGACAAACACCCTGCCGCTAACGACAATTACCTTTACATTGAAGGTGAGATAAACGGCAACCGTGAAGCTGGACTTTTGAAGTTAAGCGATTGGAGCAAAGCCAAAGAGAGATTATTAAAGAACCCCGAAGATAAACCGTTATGAACCAACTAAAACCAAACACATACACTATCTGTGAAACCACGCAGCAGTGCAAAGAACTATTCGATTGGGCAAATAATAATGGCGTTTCGACTTATGCTACCTGCGATAATAATGAAACGGTATTATCATTTTCTGATGACTTTGAATTAATATCTGACAAGCAAAATGCAATTCAATCGCTGGACAAAACATATTTTTTCATACCCCTTTACCAATTTACAGCCCGTTTGAAAGGTGAATGGATAGAGGGTAAGACCGTAACGCTATCAATAGAAGATTGGGAAACCGTAGTTAATTGCCTTTATGGTTGGAATATGCCAAAGCTGGCGGCAAACATTGACGAACAACTAAACAACCAATAGTTATGGAATGGATAAGCGTAAAGGATAGATTGCCCGAAACAAATACACAGCATGAGGGCAAAGAATGGGAATATCAATCAAGCCAAAAGGTTTTAATATGGATTGAAAACGATAATGAACCTTCAATTGCGTGTTATTGTACTGGTCAAAACTTTGAAAATTGGGCGGTTGATTTTGGTGATGACTTAATTGAGGTTGAACTAAACGAAGTAACCCACTGGATGCCATTACCCCCTAAACCCATTGAAACAACGCATAAATAGTGTATCTTTGTATAAACCTAAACCAACCAAAATGAGCAAGTATTTAAAGTCAAAAATTGGAACCCTTATTATAGAATTAGGGGCAATGGACGATAGTGGCGATTTTTGCGGCACAGTTGTAGCATCGAATAGTGTCGGATATAAAATTGGCGATAAAAATAATTATTATAATAGCCAAGAATTTGAACCCTACACACCAACACCACAAGAGTTAATTGAATGGAACGAAATAATGTTATCAGCAACAAGCGATAACCCAAATAAGGTAGAAGTTGACGACAAAGATGTTAACCTTCGCTTAGAGTGCCTTAAATTGACCGTAGCTTCAAATATAGGCTTATTAACCGACATGGGCGATATAACCAAAGAAGCAAACGTAGCGTATAACTGGATTAAAACCAATAACCAATGAGATACTTAATAATTTTATTGCTTTTTGCTTCGTGCTATAAAGAGCCAATAAGCACAACGCAAACCGATAATTCAAAATTTCAAGTAGAGGAATTGTTTACTCATGACTCAATAACCGTATATCGTTTTCAAGATGGTGGTAGGTCACACTACTTTACTAAAAATGAAACCATAAGCGTTTATAGTTGCGGTAAGGGTTGCTATTACAGCGAGAATGTAAATAATCATAACTAACCTAAACACCCTCACAATGAATAATTTTAAGAAAATAGCAGTTGTTTTAATACTAACGGCAATAGCTTGTTTTATAACTGGCATGGCATTTATACTCACAGCAGCATTAGCCATGAAAATAGGCATGATAAATGCGACATTTTGGGTAATAATATTTGCTTCCGCAGTTTATTTTTCGAGTTTATTTAATAAGATTATAAATAAAACCAATGATTGAACTAAACAGAAAAACAAAAGTTTGGTTGCTAATTATAGCCTTTTGGATAGCTTTTATAATAGTGGTCACGATTGTTATTTTATTTCCAATTATAGGTATAGTAATAGCCTTGGTAGGGATTAGTATTTTAATGACCTTAGCAATAAAATTATTTGCAGAAGATTTCGTACATAAGCAATTTATAAAAGAATACAGAGCAAATAAAAAACCTAAACCACTAACCAATGAGTGAACTAAATGAAATAAAAGCAAAGCAAGACGAAATAGGCAAGATGTTAGCCGAATTACTTAACCTAATAGCTAAACCATAAGACCATGCCAGCAGGTAGACCAAGCGAATACAACAAGATGATAATCGAAACAAAGAAAATATCGGAACTAAAGCCAGCCCCGTACAACCCAAGACAGAGCACGGCAAAGCAAGAGGAAAAGCTAAAGGCTTCACTAACTAAATTTGGATTGGTTGAGCCAATAATTTTCAACAAGCAAACGGGCTATATCGTTGGCGGTCACTTCAGAGTAAGGCAGTTAACGAAACTAGGCTACGAAGAAATAGAATGCGTTATCGTTGATTTAAACGAAGCTGACGAAAAGGAATTGAATATAAGGCTGAATGCCAACACGGGGCAATGGGACTGGGAAATGCTCGCAAATTCGTGGGACAGCGATGAGTTGAGTGAGTGGGGTTTGGACGGCATAGGGTTTGATGTTGATGCTAAAGATATGGGCGATGACTTTAGTTTGCCCGATGGCGATAAAGCCCCGTTTCAGCAAATGACATTTACATTAGCAGATGAGCAAGCAGAGGTGATACAAAACGCCATAGCGGAAATGAAGCTAACGGATGAGTACAAGTATGCCGAAACAATGGGCAACGAAAACAGCAACGGTAACGCACTTTATTTAATAGCAGCAGCATGGGCAGGGCAAAGGATATAATCGTTAAGGTAATACCGTCTAAAATCGCTAATGAGTTTGTAAAAAAGCACCATTATAGCGGTAAGGTAGTTCCTAATAGCACATTACATTTTGGTTGTTTTTTAGATGATAAGCTGCATGGGGTTATGAGTTATGGAAGCCCTTTAAATAAAAATTCAGTTATAGGGTTAGTGCAATATACTCAATGGAATGAAATGTTAGAATTAAATAGAATGGCATTTGACGAGTACCTACCTAAATATTCTGAAAGTAGGTGTATAGCGGTAACAATAAGGTTGATAAAAAAAAATGCTCCTCACATAAAATGGATTTTGAGCTTCTCAAATGCTTGCGAATGTGGCGATGGTACAATTTATAGGGCAAGCGGCTTCAAATTAACCAACATAAAGGCAAATAAAAACAATTGGGTATTACCTAATGGTAAGGTTGTAAATATACTTAATTTTTCAAACAAGTATATGCTTTTAGATTTTAAAAGGAAGGGATTAAAACAAACTGATACCCCACACACAAATGCAAAAAAACTAAAAGCTGTTATACAAGAGGGATACCAACTCCAATATATATGCTTAATAGATAAATCCTGTAAAA